AGACATTAATAGCCGGCAGATGGCATGGTGGCGATGGAAGATGCTGGAGGGTATCAAGGATGAATCCCTGATGTATCAGGAGTTCCCGCCCACCGAGGATTACGCCTTCATTCTTTCTGGCAGTAGCTTCTTCTCTACAGCCCGTTGCACTGATGCCTACAAGATAGCCAAAAAGATAGAGGCTGATTACTATCGCTATAGTATGGGAGTTAACTTCCATGATACTGATTGCTTAAAGTCTACCGAACGCTTGGCTACTTTGAAGGTATGGGAAGAGCCGGTAGATACCGCCTACTATGTTATTGGCGCTGATCCGGCTTATGGCTCTTCAGATTGGGCAGACAGGTTCTGTATCCAAGTATTTCGTTGCTATGCAGACGGTATGGAGCAGGTATGCGAGTTTGCTACCAGCGAGATGAATACCTATCAATTTGCCTGGGTTATTGCCCATATAGCCGGCGCATACAAGAATTCAACCCTGAATCTTGAGGTCAACGGCCCAGGTCAGGCAGTAATCAACGAGCTGCGGAACCTGAAACGACAAGCGGCCAATATGGGAACCAAGTTTGGCAAGAACCTGATGGACGTTTTAGGGCATATGACTAACTATCTTTGGCGTAGGCAGGACTCATTGGGGGGGCCAACTAACTCTATAGGCTGGCTCACTACCACCGCGTCTAAAGAACGGATGCTGGCCTACATGAAAGACTACTTTGAGCGCGGGATGCTGGCTATCTATTCCCTAGATACCCTGGATGAAATGAAAACAATTGTCCGTGATGGCGGCAGTATTGAGGCTTCCGGCAGGAATAAGGATGATCGTGTCATTGCTAGCGCCTTGGCTTGCGCTGCCTTTGCCGAACAAGTGCAACCTAGACTTATACAGATGAGAATAACTAGAGATGTATCCAGGAAGAAAGATGTTCACAATGAGCCAGTAGGTGAGGCGATGAATAAGAACGTAGGCAATTATCTTAAAAAGATAGGCGTATATGGAACTTAAGAATAAGTTCGAGCGTTATTTAAAACAGGTTTTAGATACCGTTTACTCTGAACCTGATACTCCTAATTTCCATACGCCTATCATTCATCAGATGGTTGATATGTTTGTCCCTATGATGGATTTGAAGAAAGATTCTCATATACTGGACATTGGATGTGGGCAGGGTGCATTTATAAGATACATGGCACATAAAGGATTTAATAATTTAATCGGAGTGACACTAAACACTGAAGATTCAAATGCTTGCGAAGAGGATGGGTTTGAAACATTATGTTGCGACTTTTCCGATTTGCCTCTTGGAAATAATAGTGTTGATTTGATCTGGTGTAGACATGCATTGGAGCATAGTCCATTCCCAATATTTTCATTGATGGAATTCAACCGATTGTTGAAAACAAATGCATTTATGTATGTAGAGGTTCCAGCGCCAAATATGGACGATAGGCAGCATGAAAATAATCCTAATCATTATTCCGTATTGGGTGACAGGATGTGGATAAGTTTGTTTAATAAAACAGGATTTAATGTTGTTGAATACAGGCAATATAAATTTGAATTGAATCAAGAAGGAAAAGCAATTCCAGAGTTGTTCTACTGTTTTCTTTTGAAAAAGAATCAATCATTGCCATGCAACCAGTGATAGGTAGACAAGAACTTTATCGGATCATGGATAATTTTCTTAAAGACGAAAACAGAGGAATATCTATTCAGTTGTTTGCTGAACTCTGCGGCCTATCCAAGAAAACCATACTGGTTGTATTCGTTCACAAAGAAGAACGGATGACCGAGAAAACTCAGCGCAGGGTAAGCATGGCGTATACCAATTGGAAGAACGGCGAAGTATCAATAATGCAGAACCGAGATAAAACTAAATTTGTTCAATATAGAAAAGAAGCAAAGCCTAAGATGGCAAAAAGTATGGCAATAGAGTTTGTTAACGGCAGCGTAAGGATTAAAGCAGGAATACGTAATAAGAGTGATTATTCTAATTACAATATTGATGAACAATTAACGGGGAAGATAAATGTCTAACATATTAAATGATTACAAGTGTCCTGAGCATGGGTACTTTGAAGGAACCAAGGCTGAGTGTCCAGAGGGATGCTTGGATGGCGTGATGATGGTATTTCTTAAAGCACCTGGGTTTGTTAGTGCCAAAACTAAAAGGAATGATAAAAGGCTTAAGCAATTAGCCGCAGATTACAAAATGACTGATATTAAGTCTACCCGCGAGGGCGAATCTCAGTCAAACTACCTAGCCAAGAACAATCCGGTTGTATCTTCTCAGTCTGAACAGCCTCGCGAGCCTCGTCCAGGCGATTCTGTTATTTGGGGCGATTCTGGTGGCAAAAAGTTAAGTATGGGCAATATTTTAGGTGGCAGGGCGTTTCCTCCGGTAAGGGATGAGCAGGTTGGATTTAACCCTAAACAAAATGGTAACTTGACAGGCCCACGATCTGCGTCTTATATTCCTGACCATGAGAACTTGGCTATAAAGAAATAATGCGTATTCCTAGCGACCATGCGGAACGAGAGTCATTTTATCTCGACCTTATTGAGAAATGTCATGTGTCGAAAGACGAGCGCAAAGGTGATTACACCAGTCTGCGCTCTTGGTATTTGTTTGGAAGCGGCCCTGAAGAAACGCCGGCACTATTCAATAAAATATTCCCGCATATAGACCAGTTAACTTCATTCCTGTATTCCGCAGAAACTACACGGTTTAGCATCAACATAGGCGCATCAGTTGATGTGGCAGAACAAAGTAAAATTCCTGTTCTTACTCAGGCGTTGAATGATGAATGGCTCAACAGCAATGCAGACCAAGTATTTAGCACCGCACTTACTTGGTCGCTGGTTTACAACAGTACATTTATAAAACTTATATACAATAACGGCATTCATCCGTATCTTGTAGAGCCATCGGCAATAGGTGTGCTGCGCGAGGACGTTCCTTACATGGATCGTCAAGAAGCTATTGTTCATACCTACTACATCACTCGTTCAGATTTGATGGCAAGACTGTATTCGCATCCTAAACGCGATGCAATAATGAAACGCCTGACCGCTGGATACCATGCTACGCAAAGCGATATTCCAGAGGGTGTGAACAGGATTCTAATGTCGCAGGTAGACAATTCCGATCCTGGAAGCCTTTACGGAAACGTCAATTTAGACTTGTATGGAATGAATAGATACAAGGCCAGGGTTGCTGAAGATACCGTAGAGATGCGGGAGCTATGGCTGTGGAATGACGAATCTGGAGATTATCAGGTTGTAACTACGGCAGATCCAGACATTATTATTTATGACAGAGCCGGCGAATCAGTATTCTTGAAGGGTGAGATACCTTTCATCCAGGTTTGTCCTAGCCCGTTATACGATTATTATTGGGGACAGTCTGAAGTTGGCCGCTTGATATTTCTTCAAGGTATGCGAAATAAGCGTATGGGAGAAATACAAGAACTTCTTACCAAGCAAGTAAACCCGCCAACAGCCCTTACAGGTTTTAGCGGGATCTTGGATGAGAAAAACTTTGCCCTTAATCGGGCTGGTGGGCTTCTGTCGAGCGATATGCCTAATGCCAAGGCAGAACGCCTTGCCCCGCAAATGCCTAATGATCTCTACGAAACTATACGTGAGATAGATCGCATGTTCGAGGAAGCATCTGGCATTGGTAATGTGCTGCAAGGCAAAGGCGAGTCAGGAGTTCGTTCAGCCGGCCATGCTAGCCAGCTTGCCAGGTTGGGTTCCAGCAGGGCAAAAAAAAGAGCATTGATAATAGAAGATTCGCTTGAGAAGGTAGCAACGCTTTACCTCAAGTTAATGCAAGTCTATGATAATACTCATTTTAGAGACACTGAAAACAAGCCATTCATATCAGAGCAGTTTACTAATGACTTTGTTGTGAAAGTGGATGCTCACTCTAATAGTCCTATATTTACCGAAGATTTGAGAGCATTGGCATTTAATCTATTTAAAGCCAAGGCAATTGACAGAGAATCATTGCTGGATCTGCTAGAGCCACCAATGAAGCAAGAACTAAAAGACAGGCTTAAGAGGATGGATCAAAAAGAAGCTAATAATCCCCCTCCGCCGCCTAAAGGTGGAAAACCAGAACTAAAAGCAGTTGGAGGCGAATAATGCCAATACCAGTTCAACCTAAAGCCGATCAACCAAGAGTTTCTACTGAAAGCCTAGATAAAGGCCAGCCTCAGTTGCAATACAGGGTTCAAGGCATTAAAAGCATGGCTAAACCAACCGCAAGACCGGATAAACGAGCAACCAGAGAATATTGACAAGGAGATTGATATGTACAAAACAAACAAACGCAATCGTAAAACGCGCCGGTAACAATTCCTCGAAAGAGAAATAGGGTATGGCTGGTTTCCCTTTTATAATTGGCCGCTTGTTGAAAGGAAATATTATGGCTCGCAAAGGTCGCAAAGGTCGCAAGTAATTCGTAAGAATTAGTGCCGCATAAGGGGGCGGTACTTAAAAAAATACCCCCCGTAGCATTTATTGCTTGACAAGTAAGTGAGTATTTACTAATACTGCGAATAATTAGGGAATAAATTATGAGCGTACCATCCAGTAAATTAATGGATATGATTAAGAGCCAGCGCGGTGGCAATGGCCCTGCATCAACTAAATCTCCAGATATGGAAACATCAGAGATAGGTGAGCCTTCTACTGGTGACGCTCCTCCGATGGCAGCGCCAATGTCTACTCCAGAAGCAAAGATGGGTAACATTGAGGCGGCAAAGATCAATATCTCTATGGCGATGGATTTGATAGAGCAAGCATTGCCAGCCTTGGGTAGCGAATCGCCTGAAGGACAGAAGGCTCTTTCAGTGCTGCGTCAAATGTCTAGCATCCTTGGTGGGCGCAAAGAAAAAACCAAAGAATTGCAAAACGCAGAAATAATGCAGATGTTACAAAGCCTACCTCAAGCTGGAGGCGCAACGCCTGAAGGTAAAGCAATGGCAGGAGCGCCGGCTATTCCTGGAATGTCTGCTCCTCCTCCTGGTGGCGGTATGCCTCCTCCTAGTGGTATGCCCCCAGGTATGCCTCCTCAACCTCCAATGTAAGGAATAATAATGGACTTGTTTAAACCAAAAGGCGCAGCGTCACCCCGTCGTCCGACTGATAATAATCAAATGAACGGGCAAATTTGTAACACTCCCAGATTTTCTCAATTTGGTGGACTTAATTCTGCTGGCAAACTTAGCAAGAATAAAATGTCGCTTGAGAAAAATATTACTGCTAAAAAAGTCATCTAAGGTAAAAGGGGATAGTTATGAGCCTAGAAGATTTAAGCATGGAGGCGCGAGATGAGTTGGCATTGCTAGCTCGTCAATTGTCTGAGAATCCGGCTACTCGCAAAGACTTCCTGCGACTGACAAAACGCAGTAGGCCGGATATGCCTATTCCAGAACTGGAAATTGAGGATTCTACTCAAGCCTCGTTTAAGAAATCCGAACAACGGGTTCAGCAACTGGAAAATCGTCTACGTGAAAAAGAAGCAGTTGAAGAGCTTGGTCGTAGACGTAACACGCTAATGAAAAAAGGCTTGATAGACAGAGAAGAAGATATTGAACAAGTTGAAAAGGTTATGCTTGAAAAAGGCATTACCAACCATGAGTCAGCAGCAGAATATTGGCAGTGGATGAAACAATCCGCTGTGCCGACTCCAAGCGGCTATAACCCCAATGTTATTAACAAGTTTGACTTGTCTAAATATTGGAAAAATCCGGTTATGGGCGCTAGAGATGAGGCAGCAAAGGCACTTAATGAATTGCGGAAAAACCCGCGACCATTTGGTTAAGTAGTACTAGGGGATATTTTTTAATACGGAGATAAACCATGCCTATAGGCGGCGGTATTCTTCCAGCGACCGGTAGTACTCAATACACCGAGTTAACTTACGTCACACGACGTGCGTTTATTCCGAAGCTGGTTGTTCAACTTTACAACTCGACACCTTTGATGGCGGCCCTGATTGCTAACAGTCAGCAAGCCTCAGGCGGTGTTTCCTCGGTAACCGTTCCTGTTCAGGGTTCGCAGTTCGTCAACGCTCAATGGTCGGATTACAGCGGATCGTTCGCTCAACCAGCCGTTCAGCAAGGCGCGTACAATGCGGAATTCAACCTGAAACTGATGATTGCTCCAGTTCCGTTTCTAGGAATGGAAGGCGCAGTTCAGCAGGATCATGCGATTATCCCGTTGATCGAAGCTCGAATGAACGATGCGACCAACGTAATGATGGACGCAATGGCTACCGCCCTGTATAACAATACCAGTAATACGCAACAGTTTATTGGTTTGCCGGCTGCGGTTTCCTCGTCTGGAACGTATGGCAATATCAATCGTTCTACTTATTCTTGGTGGCAATCTAAAGCCTACGCTGCTGGTTCGGTTAATCCTACTCGTCAAAACGTCCTGCAATATATCAGTGGAACGGTTAAGAATGGCGCAGAAGTCCCGTCATTTGGCGTTTGCGGATTTGGAACCTGGACGCTTTTGGCGCAGGATTACGTAGGCCAAGAGCAATATGTCATTACTCCAGGATCTGGATTTGATGCAGATGGAAATGGCCCCCAGGCAGCTTTTCGCGCATTGATGGTTGCTGGCGTTCCGATTTATCCCGATCCGTACTGCCCCGAAGGAACTCTGTATCTTTTGAATACTAACTACCTGTCGTTGTATATTCACGACCAAGGTTCGTTTGTGTTTACTGGATTTGAGTCTACTCTTCCGAACTGGCAGATAGGTTATGTTGGCGCAGTTTTGATGATTGCCGAATTGGTGAACACCAAACCTAAGTCAATGACCGTCGTGTCGGGCTATAACTCACTGTCTATCTAAGGAGAAATAGTCATGGCACTCGGCTTAAATAAAATTCTTGTTGCTGGCACTACTACTAATACAGCGGCTGCATACCTTCAAACAACTACTGTTGCCGCTGTCACTAGCGGAAATGGAACGGTGGTTGTTGCTGGCGCGTATCAAATTAACGCGCAAGCAAACGTCACCATCGTTATGTATGATGGATCTGCGTGGGGAGTAATGATTGCCAATAACACTGGTGGTTATTTTGTTTCGGATGGCACTAATGTTGGGGCAAAAGCTGTCGGTACAAATGCTACGGTAACCCTTATTACCGTCAACGGCGGCCAAGCTGTTAGTGGCACGTACAACGCGTAAGGAGAGTTAAATGTCTAGCGCAGATTCAGTATCGTCAAATTATCCTGACAAATTTGGCAATTATGCCATTGCTTCAGTAACTGGTGCTTCACTTGCGACCGCTGGTAATGTTGTTATTTCACTTCCGTTTCTTAGAGGTGGACTAACGGCAGGAAGCTCTGCGAATGCTTCTGGACAGGTTATTATTCGTCGTATTACAGTTCAAAATGCTAATACAGATGTATCGTTAGCAAATATTGCTGTCACTATTTCTAGTGCTGGCAATGTTGCCGCAGCAAATGCAGTTGTTGCAAACGTACTTTTGACTACGCTTACTACTAGTCAACGGTGGCAAGATTTGACGGTTGCCGGCATTTTTGGGGCGAATACGACGGTTAATGGCTATACAAACCAGTGCTTGTTTGTGAACGTCAATACCGCTGTTGCTAACGGTACGGTTGATATTCGCGTGTATGGCGATGTGGTAAGTTTCTAATGACCACAGTATATGTGACGAACAAAACGGATAAACCTCTTATTATTCAATATGAATTTAAAGAGTTGAAGTTTCCGTCTAATGAGACTATCTCTGTTTCTGAGGATTGCGCTCGTCATATATTCGGGTATGGAGTAATTAACAAAGAGCCTCACATGGCAAGTCTTGGAATTATCAAAACGACTAACGACATACCAGAAGGACTTAAAATTCTGGAGAAGTTTGAGATAAGCCAAGAACAGCCCAAAAAGAACCATCTTCTATCCCCGATGGTAGAGCGAGTACCCTTGCCTTCAAAAAAAGGTGAGGGGAAAGTTTTATCCATCAATTAACATGGGATATAAATGTCACAAACTCTCGGCGGCTACATAACGGAATGTAGGAGACTTTTGCATGATGCAAATGCAAACTTTTGGACTGATACAGAATTAACTGATTATATAAATAGCGCCCGACTAAGGTTGGTGCGCGATACTGGCTGCCTTCGCACGTATCAAACTTCCGCTACAGTAACCGATCAAGAAGTCTATCAATTTAGTACGCTTCCTAATGCTGCGTATACGATGGACATTCTTAATATTAATATTATTTGGGGCAATAGTAGAATTCCCATGCGCTATATGGCGTGGTCTGATTTCAACGCCCAACTACGTTTTTGGCAAAACTACAGCGGCAGACCTATAGCATTTTCTATGTATGGCCCTACTAGCTTTTACCTTGGGCCGTATCCAGATCAAGTTTATGTTATGGAACTGGACACGGTTATCATGCCTACCCCGCTTGTTTCCAGCACAGATGTAGATGAAATACCTGATCCGTGGACTACTCCGGTAGCTTTCTACGCTTGCTATAAGGCCAAGTTTAAAGAACAGTCTTATGGTGAATCTGAAATATTTAAACAAGAATATGTAAGGCAAGCTCAATCGGTATTGGCTAGCACATATACCAGAAGGCTTCCTTCTCCATATAGTTCTTAATGATATGGCTGCCGCAGAGCAAAAGAAATCTTACAATGTAATAAAGCAATTCAAGGGCGTTAATACTAAAGCCAATAGAACTTCTATTGATGCAGAAGAATTTTCCTGGTTAGAAAACGCGCAACCAGTAGGATCTGGCAATTTAAAGATAACGCCATCAAGAAGCACTGTTCTTGACTCTGGAAATGCTGCCGTTACTTTTGCCAACACTGTAGTTTATTTGACTAGCGCAAATATAAACAATTCTGATTATGTCATTGCTTTTGAAGATAATGGTCGAGCAGAATTTTTTAACTTAACAAGTTCTACAAAAGGAAATGTTGCTATTACGGGGACATTTTCAAATTCTGGCGTACAAACAAGCCAATGGAAAGATGAACGTCTTTTAATCGCAGATCCATCTAAGGGATACTTTACATGGAATGGAAACAATACTGTATTTGTAGGGTCAGTAGGCCCAATAGGTGCAGTAAATATCGGAACTGGATATACGTCTGCCCCAACCGTCGTAATAAGCTCCCCAAACGACGCTAATGGAGTCCAGGCCCAGGCAGAAGTTACTGTTGCTAGCGGCGGCATAACTTCGATAACCATTACGGAAGCTGGAACAGGTTATAACTCTGCTCCAACTATAACTGTATCTGGAGGAGCCGGATCAGGGGCAAACTTGGTTGGAGGTCTGATTACCTTCGCCACTGGAACGGTATCTTGCCTGATTACTAATCCAGGTTCAGGCTATACCAATGCAGCCAATACTATAGTAACAATATCTGGTGGAGGCGGCAGCGGAGCAACTGGTACGGCTATTGTTGCCGGCAATCAGGTAAATACAATAATAATGACCAATCCAGGCTCTGGTTATACTAATAGTGCCAATTTGACGGTGACTATTACTGGTGGCGCTGGAGCAAACGCTACTGCTACCGGAATTATAAATAGCGCGACTAACTCTGGCATATCCTCGTTTTCTGGACGGGTATGGGTGTCTTTTGGGCGTACTGTGGCCTATAGCGCAGCTAGTTCATACAATGATTTTACTAGCGTGTCAGCAGGAACTATAACACTTACCGATGCGACCTTGCATGGCAATATTCAACAGATCATATCGGCTAATAACTTTTTATATATATTTGGCGATAACAGTATCAACGTATTTTCTGATGTAAGAGTTGATTCTACTGGCAATTCATTATTCACCAATACTAACGTATCTGCATCCGTTGGCAGCAAAAGGCCACAGGGGATATTTCCTTATTTTCGATCTATATTGTTTATAAATGACTATGGAATCTATGCGCTTGTTGGATCTACAACCACTAAACTGTCAGACCCACTGGACGGTGTATTCCCATATATCGACTTTTCCTATCCGATTACCTCCGGTCAAGTCCTTTTAAATAACCTGCTGTGCGCTGCGTTTAATTTTAAACAAAATTATTTCGGTGGCAGCAGGTATGTTCAGGCTGTATTTTTTGAGAAAAAATGGTTTTTTACCAGCCAGGGAGATGCAATTGATTACGTTGTATCAGCGCCATTTCAAGGCGTTATTAACTTGTATGGGGTAGATGCAAAAGCACTATATAAATTGTATGGAAATGCATCAGCAAATGTAAGCTCAACGATTCAGACTGCGTTGAACCCGATGGGAGATCCCATTCGGACTAAGCAAGCATTGAAGTTTGCGATAGAGGCAACGATTACTAATGCGGCAACACTTAATGTAACTGTTGACTCTGAGAATGACTCTAGCCCATCGTATGCGTTAACTAATGCTATAGATTGGATCAATAACTCTAGCGCAATCATTAATTGGACTAATAATAGTTCAGTAATTATTTATTGGAATTATACAACTGGATACTTTCTATATAAATCTGACGCGCAACAATACGGTAAATATCTTGGTTTAACCATGACGAGCAGTTCTCCTCCGTTTGTGGTTAATACATTTGAATTTGAACAAGAACTACGAGTGAGGTTTTAATATGGCCGTTCCAAACATTTTTGCTACCGCAACAAGTTCTATTCCTTTGTCGCAGCTTGATACTAATTTTGCTACCGCTATTACACTGGGAAGCACTGCCCTATACCTTGGGAATACAACTACTTCTGTAGCGGGGCTTACGATAACCGGTGGTGCTTTTAACGGCACTGTAGGTGCAACTACGCCATCGACGGGTGCGTTTACCACAGGCACATTTTCAAGCACTCTCGCAGTAACAGGCATAACAACTGTCGCAGCAGGTAGCGCAGCACTCCCCGCCATCGTATCTACGACCGGCACAGCCGACACCGGACTGTGGTTCCCAGGTGCAGATGCGATTGCTGCTAGTACGTCTGGCGTGGAGGCTTTGCGTATCACCTCCGCTGGCAACGTGGGGATTGGTGTCACATCTGTAGCAGCAAAGTTAGATGTTGGCTCATTATCATCAACTCCAGCTATTATTCGGCTTACGTCAAATACAACCGGCGCTGGAGCCGGTGATGGATGCAGATTAGATAACTACTCAACAACCAACGCAGGTGCTTCTTATCAGCTTGGTTTAACTGAATTTGACCGCGCAGATGGCACTGGAACGTCCTCATTTTTTGCGGTGAGAACCCGTGTATCTGGCACTGTTGCAGAACGTATGCGTATCGACTCCAGCGGCAACATGCTTGTTACCAATGTCGCGGGTCTAGGCTACGGCACAGGCGCAGGTGGTACGGTTACACAGGCAACAGATAAGAGTACTGCTGTAACGTTGAACAAGCCTTGCGGAACAATCACAATGAACGGCGCAGCGTTGGGTGGACTAACTACGGTAACTTTTACCCTAAACAATTCCATACTGGCAGCAGCAGATACAATCACGGTTAATCTTAATTCTTCTTCGGGTAACTTTGTTAATTACACATTACAAGCAAGCGCGTGGAGTGCTGGCACTGTAATTATAAAACTACGAAACGACACAGTTGGATCGTTATCCGACGCGGTTCAATTTAACTTCAATATACACAAGGGAGCTACATCTTGAAATACTTAGCCGCAGTCTGTCACGACATTAAATCCAACACGCTTGAAGCCACATGGCTGGAGGAAGTTCTTGACGAAAACGATGTCGTTAAAGAACTCAAACGCGTAAAGTGCCGCAACTACAGCGCCGAGCAGAAAGACGAGTTCCTCGTTGATTGTGGCGAGGACGGTCAAAAGTATGCAACTTTAGCTGGTTGGTAATAATGGGAACTAACGCATTTACTGCAATGGGTAATACCGTTACTTTTACTGCAAGTACAGCGGCTCCTACAGCAGTCCAGGCTGTATCTTCTAGTCTTGGCGGAAATCAATATCGAATTATAAATGCAGGTCTGGTTACTGTATTCCTTGGTTATGGAACTACAGCGGCATTGGCAAATACTAACGCTACTGTAATAACTACTACTGGAGCCTCCATTCCTATCATTTCTGGAACTGACGAGATTCTTACCTTTGCTCCAAACGCATACTTTACTGGCATCACTTCATCAAGTACTGCGGTTGTCTACGTAACGCCTGGCGATGGTTTATAGAGTATGTTAAAAACCACAAGCTCAACCATAAACGCTATTGGTGCTTTGAATTATAAAGGCACTTGGAATGCATCAACTAATAGTCCTACATTGGTTTCTAGCGTCGGAACTAAGGGGGATTATTACGTTGTAAGCGTTGCTGGCAGCACTAATCTTAATGGAACGACTTTGTGGGGCATTGGTGATTGGGCGGTATTTAATGGATCTGTCTGGCAAAAGGTAGACGGTGGGGATACAACAAACATAACATCCCTAATTGTCACATCTCTTACTGGGTATATGTATGCCAACAATACAAGCGTTGTAACTGCGTCAACGACTGTCCCTAACTCAGGTCTTGCCAACAGTACAATTATATTAGGCAATACAACAGTTACGTTAGGCGGCACTACTACTTCTGTTGGAAATCTTACGCTAGCTAACGTGACTATTTCTAGCGGAGCCATTAACGTCCAAGTTACAAATCTTACTTCTGCTCTTACCGCTAATGCTACTTATGCTATTGCCAGCTTGCCTTTGCAGCCAGCGGGATTTATACAAACTAATGTCAATGGAACCGTAGTCAAGATTCCGTATTACGCGGTTTAATTATGAATATGTCGCAACTCTCATCAGTTAAGTTTGGGGACGTTGAATCTCTAAGCGAATTCCTGTTTGAGAATGGACTACAGCATAAATTATTTCAAGAAACATTTATGGATAATGGTGAGTCTGTTCCAATATATCCATTGATGGACGCAGACACCGATAACCTGGATGATTGGCTACAGGCTCATCAGGTGGAGCATCAATACTTTGCAAGCGTATTAAGTCTAAATAATCCTTTTAACATGTTGGATGTTGATTTTAACAACGAAGAATCTTTTTATGATTGGTTATCTACGCATTTGTATATACATCAACAAATAGCATCATCACTAGGATTGACGTAATGACTAGCCAAGTATTGATAAATGCAATTGCTCCATACGTTAGACAAAGCTATGTATACGGTGGAGTAGGGCCGTGGTTTGATTATCAATCATCGTTAAATCAATTAGAACAATTTAATTCAGCGTACGGCTATAACCTTACCGACGAACAACTTGCGTTTGGAATACGTGCCGCAGCAGAGTCACATCATCAAAATCAGTTAAATGCAGGTAATCCTAATGGATATTATGATGGGTCAATGCCCGTAGGATCACCTGCTATTGGTGCGATGGAATTGGCTTTATTACACGCCAAAGGCGGTGAAGCTCAAAATGAATTTAAAGCTCGTCCAGAAATACAAAAAATGCTTTCTGATGGGCAAACATGGGGAGACAACAGATTCCTTGAAATACAAGCCAATCAACGCGACGCATATGCTGCTGGACATGCAAATGACAGAATGAGTTTTGGGGACGCAATTAGAGAACTTGGGCCTAGAGCTGCTATTGGGTTAGCTACATTATATAGCGGAGGCATGGGTCTTTCTGGTCTGGCTGCTGGAGCCGGAACAGCTTCAGGAGCTTTGAGTGCCGCGAATACGTTGACCAATGTATCTGGAAATAGCGACACACCTTTGGGAAGAGCGCTTCGCATAGCAAGTTTAGCAAATACGGGTGTAAATGTTGGTCAAGATCTGGCTGAGGTTGCCGGTTCTGGAAATGTTGATGCAGTAAGTCAGGCTCCTGATGTTCCTTTAAATGCGCCTGATGCTGAGTTGCCTCCTTTGCAAGATGATTATATTGGCGATCCATCCGACATT